AATTCTGCAACTATTCTTAAAATATCGTTTTGTTCCATATTGATAGGTTTATCCAACATCAAAGTGTTCTCCGGCTCAATAATTAGAGACTTTCCTATGTGATAGAACGTACTACCACCATCTGTAGTCACCTTAACATCTACGTTTGCATAGTTTGTAGGGTGTTTATTTGAAATATATACAGCATGAATTACAGCACCACCATTGGTACTTGCCGTGTAAACATTCGCTGCTGTATTATCAGTCACCGACACTGCTCTTCCTGCGTTTTTAAATGAACTAGCCATATATTATATTATCCTCCAAACACTATAGCATAAGCGAGAGCGTCACCCTCACCAACCAATGCGTCACCCGTTGATGTTCCGTCTGTTGTTAAATTACCAGTTGTAATTATTGTACCCGATACGTTAGGTAAACTAATCACTCGGTCAGACGTTGGCTCTAAAGCCGTTAAATTTGTTTCAAATGCGTTTGCAAGGTTACCTTCAAAAACTAAGTCAGAACCATTTAAGATAATGTCTTGGTTGGTAATATTACCGTTTGCTGTAACGTCATTTAGAATGGCACTACCAGCACCACCCATTTCTTTTACTGTTCCACCAGAGGTTTTAGAATAAAACTTACCATCAGCAAGGTTCATTGCTATTTCACCGACTTCTAAATCTCCTACAGCAGGAACACTTAAACTTGTTTCACTTCTTTTTGGTTTTAATACAGTTGCCATACTTAGTATGTTCCGCCGTCAACAGTTGAAATTGTAACAACACCTGAAGCGACTGTGAAGTTATCTGAATGGAAAGAAGCAACACCTTTGTTTGATGTACTTGCTAACTCACCAACTATTTGAATTGTATTACCACTTGCTACAGTATTGATACCTTCGCCAGCAAGAAACTCTAAAGTACCACCTAGTTGAACGTTACCTTGTGTTGAACTTTCGTCTGTAAAGTATAAAGGGTCAGCAAGTTTAGAACTTGCAATTGAACCTGATAACATAGCGTTTGTAATACCTAATGCTTTAACTCTTAATGCGTCTGCGTTAACTTCAATTGAAGAGTTGTCTGTATTAACATCAAGTCTGTTACCAGCTTTAACGATTGCGTCTCCAGCGTCAATTTGCCCAGCACCTGAGAACTGTGATACAGGTAATTCTGTTGTACCTAATGTAGGTTGTCCTACGTGAGTAAATACAAAACCGTTTCCGCCGTTTGCTGTTCCTGATTCTACGAAGACAAATGAACCACCCGTAAGCTCTGCTGGTTCGTCTGTGTCTGCCGCTCTGGTTAATACCCAATTAGTCGAGACTGAACCGATTTGAGTAACAGTATAAACACCGTTTCTCTCTCTGTTTCCAACTGTCTCATCTTTGACTAAAATTCTGTTGCCGCCAGCAAGTGTAATACCGTCCATTACTAATGCAGCTTGTGTTCCTGAATTTGTTAATGTTGCACCAGTTCCAGCAGTACCGTTTGAGTATGTTGCTGTTAAGTTTACTGTTGTAGCAACTAGAACTGAGTCTTTAACATCTAATCCTGTTGCAACTTCATCAACATATGATTTTGTTGTTAGTGAGTCTGAATCAAAACCCGCTCTATCCTTATATGCACTTGGAACTCTAACAGTACCCGTACCATGTGGAGATAAAACGATATCCTTATTACTTGATGTTGTAGATATTGTTTGACCGTTTGTCGTAATATCATCAACAACTAATGAAGTTAAACCTCCAATGTCTGTAGTAGTTGCACCTAATGTTAGTGTAGAATTACCTAATGTAATAGTAGGATTTGCCAGGTTAGCATTTGATATTGCAGCTGAACCTGATAGATTTGAATTTATTAAACCTGTTGCATTAATTGTAACTAAGTTGTCTGTAACAACTGCTTCAAGACCAGTACCACCAGCAAACGTTAATGTTTCTGCTGTGTTGTATGTGTCTGTACCTGTGTCACCAGCTAAATCAATAAATTGGTTTACAGTTGCGAAATCTAAATTACCAGAACCATCTGTTTTTAAGAATTGTCCTGCACCACCATCACCGTCTGGTAGTGTGAATGTTGTAGTGGCCGTTACTGAGTTAGGAGCTTTAAGAGCAATAAAGTTTGAACCGTTGTTAGTACCTTCGTTGATTTTTATAGTACCACCAACAGTTGCTGAGTTACCAACAATAAATTGGTCTATTGCACTGTTTGAGTCAGCAATTAAGGCTGAGTTAGCAGTTAGTGTTCCATGAGTGTGGTCTAGTAATGCTGTAAAATACTTACCACCGATAATATCAATACTTACTGCGTCACCGTTTCCATCAACTGAACCAGTACCTAAAAATATTCTATCACCGTTATTGGCTTGTGTACCTGAACCGTAAGTGTATGCGATTTCACCTTGTTTAAGAGTAGAAGGACTAGTAGTACCCGAACTTCTTTTGATTTGAATTATAGTTGCCATATTTTATTTAAAAACTCCCACAGTTAAATAACAGCGTTCCTGTTGTTGTAACAATTTCCGTTCTTGTTACAAATTTACCATCGCTTGCTCTATATTGTAGTAGAGAACCATCATTCAATGTGGTTGCGTCTACATCACCCAACTGTTTTAATTGTAAGGAACTGTTGGCTGCTGCCTGAGCCGATGGCAAAGTGACTGATACTTTTTCTGGACCCGCTGATGTGTTAACGTTAATTTTTGCTGTAATATCAGGCATTAATGCTCCCTCTTTGTACTATTTATAAAGATAAGAAGTTGTATTATACTGAAACTTGTGGACGAACTGTAATTATACCTTCAATAACTCTGGTAACGTTTCCGCTACTAGTTTGTGTAATTTCTAAATCGTAAACATATCGAGTATCATCTAATGCCTCAGTCTGAGTTTTAGATAATAGTAAAGAAACCACACCAGTTGTAGCGTCTGCGGCTACTGTTGCTGTGAAAGATACTCTAGTATTAACACTATTGTATCCTTTAGCTAATTTGGCCTCTGCTGTATAACCAGTTAAATCAAAAGGACTTCCATTAGCGTCTGCGACTGTTACATCTGAACTAAAGGTTGCGCCTTGGTCTACTGATAAATTAGCTATTGCTGCCATATGTTTCTACTCTTCTGTTTTTTCTGCTGATTGAAAACCATTACTCTCAGTTTTCAACAACTCTACAATTTTGTCATTATAATACTTAGTTAATACGTCTGTCTTTTCCATCTCAATCATAAGTCTTGTCTTACTTACTACCACTTCTTGTCTTGCTGTTATATAATTTTTCAATTCAGAACTGAATTTTGCTTCATCATACTCTTTTCCATCTATTGTAATCATAATCTATTCTCCTGTTATGTACTATTTATACAAGTTTTAATCGTCTTTTTTACGTAAATGAATATCATTTGTGGCTGATACATTTTGCCAACCAGTTATTTCGTTAGAACTGGTCTGGTACAGTCCTGGTAATAAGTTATAACCTAAAGATTTGTCAAGTAAATTAGTTATTCTTTGAGCACCATTTCTTTTCTTTGATGTTTGCACTGAAAAGAAACAATCATAACCTCTTGACCCAGCCCATTTTGTTTGATATGGTATGAAATAGTCAGCTGCTGGTCTAATCTTTTCTTTAACTTCTTTTGACATAAATCTTTTTCTATATTCAGGCCAAGTAAATAGTCTATCACAAACTCTAACTAAATTTTGTTTATAATCATATACACCAGAAAAACTGATAACTTTACCATTATGTTCTAATACATTAAACATCTTATAGTTTGGCCATCGTTTTCTCATTTCATCTACATCATAATTATTTGAATTATAATCAGGCATAGAATTAGCATAAGAAAGGTAATCTACTATCTCTTCAAATTCTTTTATCTCCCGTACAATGCAAGTTTCCATAAATGTCTCTTTGTTCCGCCGTTTTCTCTTTTGTGATTTGTTGCTTTATTATTATATATTAAAAGTTGACCTTTTTCCCATTTGTGTCTATGTATTCTTTCTGGTTTATATAGTTTGTCTTTTACTAATTGCATTTCTGGTAAATCATTGTATGCTTCACAATAATATAAGTAAACACCTCTATTATCACCTTGTACTAAATCATGTTCAACTTTTCTATACTTTCTTCTAAACCATCTTCGTTCAGTTTCATTTCTAAAAGCATAACCATAATCTTTACTATGTATGAATCTATTCATATCAAACTGCACTTTGTCTTCTTTATATTTACGATACCAGTCTGGCATATCATCTAATATTCTACTATCTACAAATAAAGTATTACCAGCATTTTCATCCATATCAACAGAATATAATGCTACATACTCTGGTGGGTTTTCAGAATAACCTTTGTCTATATGCCACTCTAATTCAGTGTTGCCTTTTAGATTTTCTTTTGCTAATGCTCGTTCATCACTTACAATATTTACGAACATCTGGTCCATGGGATCCTGTGGTGCTGGTTTAAAAAATGTTTCTAAGAAATTCCATATTTCAACTTGACTACAAGGAACATTATTGATTGTTACTAAATCAACTTCATTCTGTAATAGTTGCCAAACGCTACGGTCTTTCCAATCTAGGTGTATGTGTTTCATTTATTTTTTCATAGTATTCAAAAAACGGTTCTATCATAAAGTCGTCTGTCAAAATACCCCTTCTTTTACTTCCTCTGTCTGGTAAACCATCATCATCTACTGTCCAATCAGTTGCTTTACCACCCATAATGCCTACCTCGGTATTGATACCAAATACGCATGTGTTTTTTTGTTTCTGTCCATCCATTTCAAAGACTGGTTGAATGTCACCAAAGTTATCTTTTGCTATGTGTATTAATTCTTGTATATTGTATGTATAACTTTTTAAATAGTTACCCATTTCAGCAATTGACTTAATTCTAAAAGTCAATGGATAAACACCACCAACTCTTCTGTTATACTTTTTACATAATTGTATTACGTGTTCTTGTAATGGTTTTAATATATGTAAATTAGTTGGGTCTAAAATAATATTAATATGTGGTACAATATTATGTTTAATGCAATACTCTAATGCTCTTGTTTTAAGTTTTGCATATTTACCATTATCAAACCTTTTATACATTTCATCATCTAAACCACCGTTCATACTTAAACCTAGAAAGTTAACACCACTCTCTTTTAATTTAATAACGTAATCTTCTTGTCCTAATTTTAGGCCATTTGTTAATATCTGAGGTCTATGACTATATTTACGAGCAATTTCAATCATATCAAATAGACTATCATTCATTGTAGGCTCTGCACCTATAAATCTTATGTCGCAACGTTTAGGTAGTTTACTAATAGCTTCTTCAAATTTTACAATGTCAATATCCTTAAACTTAGGGTTATTTAACATATCTCCCAAATAACAATTGGCACAAGCCATATTGCATTTGTAAGTTGTTTGAATAGAAAGTATTTGGAATTTATTTTCTTCCGGTGTCATCATATAAATTATCTATTTTAACTGTCGTTCATAGTATATGTAATGCCATTAGCTTCGCAATATACATGTCTTGCATTTGCTGATTCAATATTCAATGAATTTGAACTGAATTCTATCCAATCTTCCGTTTCGTAAAAAGTAATGATAGAGGTTTTTTGTAATGCGTCATCACTTTCCGTTTCTGATAACGTAGTACATTTGCCAGCCTGTCTCAATGTGTCAATACCTGATTTGACAGCATCCGAAGCAGTAAAAAATGCTACACCTGTATTTGGTCTCGTTTGAACTAATGTTCTA